CCAATTACTTCTAGTGGCGGAACAACCCCCGCAATTAGCCTTGCTGCATCTTATGGTGATACACAAAACCCGTATGCGTCTAAGACTGCCAATTACATTTTGGCGGCGCCTAGCGGGACTGCTGGCGTTCCAACATTTCGCGCCATTGTTTCGGCTGACATTCCTACGCTAAATCAAAATACAACCGGAACTGCTGCAAACATTACCGCGACAAGCAATTCCACATTGACTACGTTAAGTGTACTTAGCTTGCCTGGTTCTCAAGTAAGCGGCAATATATCAGGCAATGCGGCTAACGTAACCGGAACGGTGGCTATCGCAAACGGCGGGACGGGCGCAACTACTGCGGCGGCTGCTTTTAATGCAATTTCTCCATTAACCACAACTGGCGACATAGTTTATGAAGCATCGGCGGGAACTGCTGCGCGACTTCCTATCGGTACAACTGGACAAGTTCTTTCGGTTGTAGCTGGCGTACCTTCATGGACAACTAGCAGCGGATCGGGAACGGTTACTTCGGTAGCCGCAACCGTCCCATCATTTTTGTCTGTAACTGGAAGCCCAATTACATCAAGCGGAACATTAGCAATTTCTTATTCTGGAACCGCACTTCCTATTGCTAATGGCGGTACTAACTCTACCGCTACGCCTACTGCCGGCGGTGTTACATACGGGACGGGAACCGCTATTGCATATACCGCTGCTGGTACAACAGGGCAAGTATTAACATCAAATGGCTCTAGCGCGCCTACTTGGGCAGCAGTTAGTGGAACCGGAACAGTTACTTCTATTACTGCTGGAACAGGACTTAGTGGCGGCACAATTACTACAAGTGGAACTATTGCTTTAGCTAATACTGCGGTAACCGCAGGAAACTATACTCTTGGAAATTTCACGGTTGATGCTCAAGGAAGAATTACAACAGCATCAAATGGAACGGGCAAAGCTATTGCAATGGCGCTTATTTTTGGATATTAAGGAAACAACATGGCAAACCCAAATATAGTTAACGTCACGTCTATTTACGGCAATACGAGCTACCTGATCCCATCTGCGGCATCTGTCACAGGCTCTATAACCACAACTACATTGACAGTCACTGCGGTGGCTTCCGGTGCTATTGCGACAAATCATTTTATTACTGGTACTGGAGTAACCACTAATACTTCTGTTACTACTCAGTTAACTGCTACAAATACAGCAACGGTAACAGCTACATTTACACAAGCAACTAGCGGCTCTAATACTCTTGTATTAAGTGTTTATACAGTTGGAACAGTGGCATTAATTGCAATAGGACAATTTGTTCAGCCAATAACTGGAATACCTGTTGGAACTTATGTAACTGCTGTTAACCCTACAACAAACACTATAACAATTAGTAACAATACAACTGCCGCAATAGCAGGTGCAGCAAGTTTGTATACAGCGGGTCAGGCTGGCACATACACAGTCAATAATTCCCAAACGGTGACTTCAACTACCATCACTTTGGGCGGCATGATTTGGAGCGCGCTTACTCCAGCTACTAGTACAGTAAATAAAATTGACAACATTATTGCAGCTAATGTTACGGGTTCTACTGCAACAGTTACTGTTGCAATCAATAGTGCCGCAGCGGGTGCGGGAACAAATTATCGTTTAATTTATCAAGTACCTGTACCAGCAAATGCGGCTATTGTTATTGCGGATAAAAGCACTGCGTTTTATCTTGGTGAAGCACAATCTATTGTTGTTACTGTAGGTACTGCATCCGCTATTGAATTAACCGCTTCTTATGAGGCAATTACTTAATGTCTACTAGATACAAAGGTTCGTTAATGTCGTCTACGGCGGCAACTACAAGTACTTCTGCGGCGCCTGGAATTTGGCGTTCTAATGAAGTAATGCAAGCAATTAAAGCGGCCATTTGGGTTGCAAATTCTCCTTTAACTATTGAATATTTAGTAATAGCTGGCGGTGGTGGTGGCGGTTCAGCGGCGGGTGGCGGCGGTGCAGGCGGTTTTAGACTCAGTACAAGTTTTAGTAATACAGCAGGAACATATACAGTTACAGTAGGCGCTGGTGGAACAGGGGGCGCAGCATCAACTGATGTCGCAGGAATAATTGGATCAAATTCTGTATTTTCTACAATAACAGCAACTGGCGGCGGTGGCGGGGCATCATTTGGAAATACTGCTGGTGCAGGCGGTTCTGGCGGTGGTGGAGGATTTAATTCTTTGGGAATGCCAGCCGCAGGATCGCAAGGAAATAACGGTGGTAATAACACATCTGGAAATGCGCTTTATTACGCTGGTTCTGGCGGCGGCGGCGCCGGTTCTGTTGGTGGAAGTACATCAAACCCAGCAATTGCTGGAAACGGAGGAACTGGATCAAGTTCTTCAATAACAGGTACTACTTTAAGCTACGCTGGCGGTGGTGGAGGTTCTACTTTAGCAGGGGGAACCGCAGGAACTGCATCAGATGGCGGTGGTGCAGGACGTGCTAATTCATCTTTAATAGGTATTTCTGGGACAGTAAATACAGGTGGTGGCGCTGGCGCTGGATCAGGTACTACAGCTAATATTGCAAATCGAACAGGCGGTGGAACAGGTGGTTCTGGTATTGTAATTATTGCTTATGAAAATAAATATGCAAGTATTTCCGCTTTTTCAAGCGGATTAGTTGTTAATGGTGTAACCACAACAGGGTCAAATGTTCCAGCTGCTGATACATCTCGTTCTGGATATAAAGTTTATACATTCACCGCCGGTACAGGCACATTAACGTGGTAATTAACATGGCACATTTTGCACAACTTGATGAAAATAACATTGTTGTCCAAGTAATTGTTGGCGTAGATGAACCGTTTGATGGCGAGGCAATCTATGCAGAAACAACCGGACAAATTTGGAAAAAGACTAGCTACAACACCTTTGGTGGAATGCATCTTTTAGGTGGCACACCATTTCGTAAAAATTACGCCGGTATAGGTTATTTTTACGACTCAATTCGTGATGCGTTTATACCACCGCAACCGTTTGCAAGCTGGTTGCTTGATGAACAAACTTGCCAATGGAATCCTCCTATTTCATATCCTAATGATGGCAATATGTATGCTTGGGATGAATCTACAACATTTTGGATAGCAACATGACACCTGATTCTTTTGATCCTATTAAATACGGCGTTTTGTGGGAGCGTGTGCAATCGTATGAACGCCGCTTTGATGAAATGTCAACCAAAATTGATAAATTGGAAGCCTCAATAGATCGTTTGTTAGAAATGGCGGCGCAAGGCAAAGGCGGGTTTTGGATGGGTATGACTATTGTTTCTGCCTTAGGTAGTGTGGCCGGTTACTTTTTGCACCTTATCGGAAAACAGTAATGCTTGATCCGATCACCGCCTTTGCCGCAGCGCAAGCCGCCGTAAAGGGGGTGAAGGCAGCGATTGCTTTAGGAAAAGACATCCACGCCATTTCTGGCGACATGATGAAATTTTTTGAAGCAAAGGACATTGTTCAAAAGGCTGCATCTAAGCCCAAAATAGGGTTTGCAGGATCAGATACCGCAGCAGCATTTGAGATAGTGATGCAAGCCAAACAACTTGCAGATGCCGAGCGCGAGTTAAATAACTATATGGTAATGTCGGGCAATGCTGACTTGTGGCAGCAACTGATGATTGAACGTAACAACATCATTCAAACCCGCAAAAAACAAGAAATTCTAGATGCCAAACACGCCAAGAAAAAACAAGAAGATTGGGACGAACTGATTAACTGGATACTTGGCGGCGGCATTATTTTTATGGTGCTTGGATTTGCAATTTGGTGGTTGACTATTTTGCTGGAGAAACATTAATGCTTACGATTTTGTCTACTTTGATTTCATTCCTGATGGGCGGTTTACCTAAACTGCTGGATTTTTTCCAAGATAGGAACGACAAAGCGCATGAACTTGCTTTGGCTGCAATGCAGATTGAACGCGAACTTGAATTGCGTAAAGCGGGGTTTGAAGCGCAAGAGCGTATAGAGGAAATCCATAGCGCACAGCTTGAGATGGAAACTGCTGCAAAAGCAAACGAAAATCTTGTAAGCGCCCAAGTTGCTGAGATGAATGCCATTTACCAGCATGATGAATCATTGAATGAAGGCACTTCGCAATGGATGAAAAACCTACGCGCTGGCGTTCGTTCTTTTATCACGCTTGGATTCTTTTTCTTGCTGGTTTTTGTAGATGCTGGTTTATTTATCTACGGCTACAACAACGGCGTTCAATTTCCTGTTCTTGCTGAAAAACTTTGGGACTCTAATACGCAAGCATTGTTTGCCTCAATCATTGCATTCCACTTTGGTGGCAGGGCGTTTGGAAAATGATTTGGACGTTGGTTCTTGTTTCGGGAATCAGCTTGCAATACGTCACAGTAATCGGGTACTTTGAGTATGAAGCCGCTTGCCAAAAAGCCGCCCAAGAATGGCGAGACTTGGGCTATAAAGTTGGCTGCGTTCAGACTGTGAGGAAAAAGTGAAAGTTTCAGACAAAGCAATTAATGTAATCAAGCATCATGAAGGCACTCGCCAACGTGCGTATCGTTGCCCTGCAAAACTGTGGACCATTGGCGTTGGTCATGTTCTTTACCCAGAGCAGGGCAAGCTAAAGATTGAACAGCGTGATGCCTATTCATTGCGCCCTGAGGATGATCGCGTATTCAGCATGGAGGAAGTAGATGCAATTCTTAGAGCAGATTTGGAGCGCTTTGAGCGAGGGGTCACTCAGTTCTGTTTTGTTCCTCTTACACAAGGCGAGTTTGATGGGCTTGTTTCTTTTTCTTTTAACTGCGGTCTTGGAACACTCCAGCGTTCTACGCTTCGTCAAAAACTTCTACGTGGCGACAAAGAAGGCGCTGCGGATGAGTTTTTAAAATACTGTATGGCTGGAGGCAAGCCTTTAAAGGGATTGCAGAACAGGCGCATTGATGAACGCGCCATGTTCTTGGGTCTTGTTTTATAACGGGTCAACAATACTCATAAGAGTGCTGCGGACTTGCTGCATTTCTGCAATTATTGATGCAATCATAAGGCGCAATTGCTCCATTTCAATATGATTGGTTTGCATACTAAGATAAGCATCATTTGCCCATTTTGCCAAATCGTCTTTTTCCCACGTTTTAAAATTTGGTGTATCAGAAAGGTACGTCATTATCAAACTCCGGTTTTTTAGTGTCTTCTTGAGTGCGTGGCTCATTAATATAAGCCCATCCATTCCAACCACCATCTATTAGCGGCATGGAATCTAATTTCAACATATCGCCGTTTTTGGTGTCAATGATTGAACCAATTCGTTGATAACGATTCTTTTTTTCGCCTTTGGCGTTAGTGTATTGACCATTAATAATGGTGATTTCTTTGATAACTTTAGACATTACGACTCCAATAAAAATTTATGTTGCTTACTAATTGCTCGAACCGCTTCTGCGTAATAAATTCGTGCTGCTTCTACTTTGGTCTTGATTTTTTCTTCAAGCGCCATATCACGTTGGTAATCAACAATTGTCACGCGCAACTCAGGCACAATATGCCCGACTTCATGTAACTGTTTGTCTTCATAACCAATCAATGATTCCGGGGTATTGACAAGGCAATATGCAATGCTTGCAAGTGGTTTGTCCCACAACATCATGTATGCCCTCAATTGCCATTCATAAGTAGAGTTGTCTCCAAATTCTGCAATTGCTGGAAAAGTTGTCAAACACCAACTAGATTTAATGTCAATAATTCGATCATCACCAACAATGTCTGCCGTGCCAGTAATCCAATCATTTTCACGCCATTCCTCATTTTTAGAATATCTACAGCCAAGCGCAGCATTAAACAATTCAATGGATTCATCTTCAACCATGATTCCTTTGGTCATGTATTTGCTGGTGATTTTTTCATCATATCCATAGACAAATTCTTTTGCCCGTTTCATTAGACTTGTTTTTGCGCCAACTGATAAAACTTCGCCTTTACCCTTTGGGTCAGTCATAATGTCTGCTAATGAAGACGCTCTAAATTTAATATTATTCATTGGACTTTGCCTTTCATTTCATCTTTTTTTGCAATAATTTTGCGTTGCAAATCAGGATTGGTTGCCGTTGCTGCATACGCTTCCATGTATGCTTGTTTTAATTGATCTTTAGTTTTGGCAGATTCAATTTTTGCCATGATTTCTGATTCATTGATTTCTGTGCGGCGCGGTTTGGATGCTGCATTGCCATCATCATCCTCAGGGGCAATTCCACAAGCCGCCATCAAAGAGTACCTACGCGCATAAGTCAATGCAGAGCCGTAACCCTGCGGGTCTTGTTTGGCAGCAGGGACGTGCAATTTGCCACACTCTAAAGATTCGCCTGATTCATGCACAAAAACTGTTTCCACAGTAACCCCGGAATCATCTAGGCTTGTGCGTTGAATCAATGCAATTCCAGCATCATTTAATCCATCCATTACAGCTTCTACGCAAGCCGCAAGATCAGCATATCGGCTGCGGAAATGTGGATTTGTGCTGGTTTTTAATGCTGGCCCAAAGGCACGTTGAGCCTTTACCAAAGCTGAAGATATTTGTTTCATAGCGCCCATCCATAAACTAGAGTCCAAGCTAAAACGATGCCAATGGCAGTTGCCAATAAATAGTCAAGTGTTTTTTTCATGATTTGTCCATTTCAATAATGTCAATAAATTCTTCAATTTTTTCTGTAGCAACCAACATCGTAGAACACAAAACATCAAGCAAAGAATCAACATATCCAATGTCTATGTTGTCTTTTTTTTCTAAGTGTTCACGGATTGCTTGCGTAATTGAAAACACTTGCATTGCTGTGTTCAATCCCTGATAAAGCAGGGCGCGGTTTTCATTTGCTTTGCTCATATTGCTTACTCCTAAAAAGACCCCAAGGGATTCGGGGCATAAACCAATTATAAGGCAGATTACATAAATGTCAATATCTTTTTGCAAATATTTTTAAACAAGCAAAAGTTTTTCTGCTTCTGTTTTGATTCTGTCGCCATTACCAAACCATGCGTTGTTCATGCGAGTGTCAACATTGTGTCCACGCTCATGGTCAATGTATTGCGACACAGCGTTAAGCAGTCCCCATTTAGTGCCATAGACTCCAAAATTATTTGCACCCATACCAGCACCATCAAACAATTCCATGACACGTTTAAACCCTCGTGATTCTTTGAATGTGTTGGTCTGTTGGTTGTATGCAGCAGGGAACAATTCATTAGTAAATTGCTTGGCGTATTCGCTGCTAACACCTTGACGGGCAAGTCGTCGATAGTTGTCCATCATTCCTTCAAAACCATTGACAACTAATCCAAGGCGGTCACGCATAAGGCTTGCATCAAATTTTGCGCCGTGAGTAATGTTTACTCTACTTGGCGCGGCTTCTTGATCTGCCATTGACAACGTATTGTTGCAAACAACTCTAACGCTAGTGAACTGTCCAACAGTTGCCGTAGTGCCATCAAATGATGTGCTGAGTAAAAGATAACCTCGCACAACATCGTCGTGCAAAACAACTGCTTCACGATTTACATTTGCCAATGCCCAAATCCGCTTTCCGCTTTTGATTGCTCCAGCAACTTCTAAAGTAAACCCTGCGCTTTGCATCAACGTATTAAAGAAATCTAGAATTTCCGCTGGTTGGTGAACTTTATAACGATTGGTCACGACTCCCAATGGTTTGTGATTGTCGCTGCGATAAATAACTTTTTGATTGTCAATTTCGCTGTACGTTTCATTGTCCCAACTAAACATGATCGGTGAAATTTTTGCTTCCCAATCAAGTCCAGCTTCTTTGCGCCAAACATCAATAGAAGCGTTTGGTGTAAGTTGTTGACCAAGTCCATGCCAAGGTGTATTGCCAGCGTAAGCAATTTCTGCTTTATTGGTGATTGTATTGTTTTCAATTAAATGGGTCATTTTTATTCCTTAAATAGTTTCATTAGATTTTTGCCACCATTGGCTCTGTGATTCAAAAAGTTTGTAAGATTCTTTTGTG